GCCCGGCGTACATCCCAAATATTTCTAATTTTTCTTTGTCAGTTAGCCCCTTCCGCGCTAATTCGTCGATCATGTCGGCAAGTTTTTTCGTTTTGCCAGTTGAATCGACTGCTGTGAAATTATATTTCTCAAGGATTCCTACAGCGTCTCCTGTAGGCTTGAGCAAGCGTGCATAGGCGTTATTTAGCCCTGTAGCGGCTATGCTTCCCTTGATTCCGCCTTCGGCAAGGGCAAGTACCTCCGCCGAAACATCTTCCAAGCTGAGGCCATATGAAGATAACACGGGGCCTGCTTTTTTCATTGCCTCGAAGTATTCGCCCTGCACCAGGGCACCATTGCTGATCGCAGAAACCATCACATCTACGGCATGGCCAGAGTCAGTCGCTTGTAGACCAAACATATTAACAATGTCAGTCAGCTTATCGGCGGAGTCCCCCATCTCCATATTGACACCGGCAGCAAGACGCATCGTCTCGCCAATATTCATAATGGTTTCGTTTAGGGTTGCACCTCCCTGCTTCATCGCGGTCATACCCTCTAAGACTTCTGTTGCCGTCTTCCCAAATTCTGGAGCCAGTTTTTTAGCAGTTGCTTCGATTATTTCCATTTGCTCTTTACTAGCACCAGCAAATGCCTTTATCTTTTTGCTTTCATCGTCAAATCCTTTAAATATTTCAAATGCTTTTCCGAATTGCTCCTTTCCCCAAGCGGCGGCTGCAATCGCGGCAGCAGCTTGAAATCCAGTTGATATAGTCTGAGCAGCCTGACTTCCACGACTTTGAATATTGTCAAAAGTCCCTGCAACCTGTCTGTCATCTGCGGTTATAACAAATCTATATTCTTGTGCAGCCATGAGTTTTTGCTCCTATTTTTAAAAAAGTATAGCCATGCGAGTTTCCCCACATGGCTATATCAAATAATCAATATTAAAGTTTTTTTGTGTATTACTTCGCCCGTCGATTATGTCGGTTGGCAACCCATGTTTTCCATGGGTGAAAATTACGATGTTCTACGCCATCTTTATCAACGGTGTAGAAGACAACACCGCCAGTGCCGGGAAAATAAGGGGGTTGATATTCCGTAATTTCTATATCAAACCACTTCCCAGTAGCTCCGTTATATGCTTGACAAGCATCTGGCGTTGATGTATCGTTATCATAGTTGTACTCACCTGATTGCAAATAACACTGCCAGGCCTGTACCCAATCAACAACAATACCGGTCAGGACAGTTGTTACACCCGCAACGCTGAAACCAATGACTGCATTTAATAAATCCATGATTCACACCTTAATTGATTGTTTTGTATTTGTATTTACCTCTGAAACATACGCCGGGATAAGTACAGTAATAACTTTTTCTAGGTCAAATTCACTGATCCCTGAGAACATGCTAGATATGCACTGCAACGACTGTATATCTACGCTCCTATTGTCAAGTAGGGTGTAAAATATGGACAGCGCTTTTTTATTTCCTTCATGTGGCTCGACGGGTTTATTTTCACACGTTGCACATGGAGGTGCCCCGTCGAACACCTCACTACATGTCGCGCAATCTACTGCTCTTCCACCCGCTCTGTTCCGCCACCAAACAGACCAGGCGCGAAGTTTTTTAATTCATCCAGACGCATATTAATCATCGTGGCGATTGCTACCTTGGTAATCGTTTGGCAGAAGTATGGTTGCCAGTCAAACAAATATTCCTTGTTTTCCTTGTTACATTCAAACGGCTCTTCGAACTTGTCACTATTTACTAGCTCCGCAGGAAATGCAATGCAACTCTTGACAAACTTGAGTCTTGTCGCTTCTACTTCATACTGGCTTGAGTTTCCTGTTCCAGCGATTGCACGGGCCTTGTCCTCAAGTTTTGCTGATTCTGTTGGAGACAGCTCGCGAAATTTGAAACCCTGCTTTACCTCGAAAGTAAGTTCTGAACATTTTCGTTTCATGTCGTCCTCAGCTATAAATTATTGAAAGCTCATCTTCGCCAGTGGTTCCGTCCAGTGTCCCGGTAATTGTGCACTTATAAACCGGGGCAGCTTCCTGTAATGTCATGCTATTGACTCTGAAGCGGGCGGCATAGAACTCTATACGCTCTCCGGCAGATGCCTTGGTTGTGTCACTCTTGATCGAAACCGGAATTGTGGTATTATCTTCAATTGTTTTTAAATACCCAACATGTTCAGGAGCGAAGTAGGCATTAATTGTACAGGTTACCGCCCGCGTGTCGCCGTCTGTGTATGTTTCCGGGTATCCAGACTCTGTTGCTTCGTCCTCTGGGTAAAACTGCGACGCTTCAAAAGACACAGAAACAGAAACCATCTTCGAAAACGCAGAATTTAGATTAAGTTGAAGGTACTTAGCTGGCAACGCTGTACTTGTAATTGTCGCGTCTGGCAGAAACGCCTTGACGTGGCCGCTTGCACCTGCGTATGTTGGTGAACCAGTCACCGTAAATGTTCCGGCGGTATAGTTAACCGTTGCAACTGGATATCCTGCCCCAGAATTATCATCTACGTTACTACCGTCCGCATCTTCGAAAGAAACAAGTCCACCAACAGTGTAACGCTCAATAGCCAATACCCCTACGGTAACCGTGCTTCCGGAAATCGCAGCGGTCATTTCTGCGGAGCCGCACCACCCACGACGCATGAACTTTCCGCTCAGGTCACAGTGCAAATAGCAGTCTGTAGCAGGAGAAATATTGTTAAAATCACCCTTATCTACTGTTACACCGGAAAGAAAAAATACAGTATGCCCAACTTTGTACCAAATGGACAGGGATTTTTTGCCAAGAGCAGGTGAATATTCAACACTCGTTCCTGCATTTACCGTTTTAAGCCCAGTAAGACTTTCAATCAACAGGTCTTCTGCTGGTGCGGTTCCAGCAGCTCCCGCTGAGTGTAGTACGATCGGGATGCTCCATGTCCCAGGCTTCTGTTGTGTCTTACACCTTTCAAGGATGGATAAACTGGAAAAAATCTCTGGGCTTTCCATCGTTTCCGGCATTTGTTCGGCGGTTGGAGTGCCCGCAATCGCCAGTATGTCAGAAGCGGTTGGGGTCTCAAGCTCACCCGCTACAGCTTCCCGCATAACAAAACAACTGGTTTCTTTTATCGATGCAATTTCTTTTATCATGTTTCTTTTTCCTGGTTATTTAATGGTCTCTGGGTCGTTATCAAGTGTTATATATGTCAGCGTGTACGTTTGGGCGGCAAAAGCAGTTGCCCCTTCGCTTCTAACCTCAAGATCAATCTGCATATCTGTTCTGGCGACTGAAGCAACAAGTTTAAACAGAGCAACACTTGCGAATATTGCCTTTTGCGCGCTACCAGCCAGCTCAATCGCATCATACCTTGGGCTTGTAGATGATAATGCGGGCCTGGAAACAAGAGTAAGTGTTAGCTGTTCTAGTCCTGCTGTAGGCTGGAACCTTTGCTCATCATCTACCGTTGTTATGGTTGACGGAACATATACCCCTACCGATGCTCCGGGGTCATCGATAGCCAGCGACTCGTTATCATAGATATTAACACCAAGCCCCTGCAACGAAGCTATAACTGTTGTTACAATCTGGTTTATATGGTGCATTATAATTTTTTAACGTAAATTTTCATTAGGCTCGATGTAGCAGACTCAAACGGTTCTTTTAGAACAGAATATGTTTTCCCATTGTCGCAATCCAATACATCCCCTCTCGAAATTCCAGAAGTAACGCTCCCTGAATTTGTAACAATATAAAGATTATTGCCTGTACTAGTCATGCCGCCGCTTTCTGGGTCGGCTGCTACCCTGTGAATAAACCCGTGAAACGTTTGGCCCTGGTCGTTTTCAAAAAGTCTCCCCGTTTCCATAATTGTGTTTACGTGGTAGTCTGTCATTTCCCTATAACCTTACCTTTATATTTAAAGGCAATAATTTCATTTATAAAATAATGATCACCAATTGTTAATCCGCTCTTTAACGAACCCATATCGTCTGTGCTCCACGCTGGAATATGCCCGTACCTTTTCTTTACATGCTTTGGGTTTAAAAAGCATGTTCCAGGGAAAACTGGTTTTGTATTTGATAGTGCTGCCGCAGCATTATCAATCGCCCTTTTTATATTTTTTGCATACAGCTCAGGGGGCAATTTCTTTTTCCAGCCTGAATATTGTTCAGGTTCTGAAACAATATCCAAGACGGTCGCAGTTTTATCAACCTGTTTGGCTATTCTCAGCCTATTGAGAATGTTTGTCGCAACGTACAAATAGCATTTATCAGGCTGCCCGCTGCCGCATTCCGTGATTGACGTAGTCGCTAAATATGCGATTGCAGTGTCGTATTCTTTTTCATAAAGATGCAAAATATCAGCAGCAGACGGCTGTGGCTCTTCATTACATTCGACGGGCAAGGAAGCGATTACAAGTGCTACCCAAGCACACAACACACCAGATGCTATTTTTTTGTAGTACCTGGCCATATTGTACGTACCTTTTCTGCTGTTTTTTCCACAGCAGGAGTATCCCCCTCTGTGTTAATAGGTTTATCAACTTTTTTTTGTTGTGGAATTGAAGTTTTCTCGGCACCATAAACTATAAATGTTTTTAAATTTGACATTGGAGCTATGGAGCCTTTTGGTGGAGCTGGAGTAGATGCCATCATGATAGAAACAGCCTCTCCACCGGTTAAGCTGTCAACTTTATCAATAACACTAGATACCGCATCCCTATGCTCTTTCAGATACAGCTCATATTCACCAATCTGCCTTGGCTCAGGCTCAATGTTTTTTGACTGGGTAGCGACACACCCCCCAACACCAGCAACTATAATTGCAATGCCTGCAACCATTTTAAACGTTGTTACTTGAAATTCGAATTGCAACCTTTTATTGGTCATCTTGTCTTTGTAGTTTTTTTAAAAAAAATAATCATGAAAAACAGTACAACGCATTATACATCATTTTTTAAAAATTCGCAAGTATTTTGCATTACATTACGCTGTAAGTCAATGTTACGTTAATACTTACGTCTGCTTGTGAACCAGTATCTGCAAGCATAACCAAGTCGCCAACCTGGAACTGCTTTGAGGTGGTGCCTGACGGAAACGCTGGCGAATATATTGTTTTGTCTTCCCCAAAATATGAAAGGTCTTCATCTTGCGCTGTTATACTATTTGTTTGAAGCCCATTTATTCCATAATCCCTGGAAATAGATATTCCAGGCTGTACAGGTGAAAGGTATGAGGAATTTGTTAACACAGACCGAAAAATACCAGTTATTGTGGCAACAGAAGCTAACGTTCCAATACTGATAGTAACAGGTGCGGCGGTTCCTTCCGCGAAAGCATTAACGAAAAGATTGTGTATTATAATTGAACCAGATGATAACTGATGTGGATAATTAACAGTGTCATTTAGATCAACTAGCTGAAAACCAACAGAGTCATTTATTAATTGTTTCCGTAAATGAATTGCGTATACATTTTGTATTACATTTTCAAATTCTAATATAGGTCTAAACTCTGGCATAGTAGTTATTTATATAGATATAATATTTTGCGGCTAGCCTGATTATTTTCGCATCAGGCTAGCCTATCTGAGTTACACTAACTCGTATGTAAGTGAAATATCACTTGCGGCCGAAAGGGCAGAATATGTAACATCCGATGTTACATGTGCCAAAACAACATTAACCTTAAGTGAGCTGTCCATTAAAAACACACAATCAAGATCATCGCCGCGCCAGGTATACAACTGAACATCATTTGTACCGTCATTTGCTGGAACAGACGCGAAATAGTTTTTACCAATAGCGCACGGTACAGTTACAACTGGAGCGGTGTTTGCGGTTTGAGTTGCAGCCGCTCCAACTGACACAAGAGCTACATACTCTGTGTATACGTCTGGGTCAAGCTGGGACGCTAAATGAATACCATTAATTTTGATCTTTTTACCCTCCGTTGAAGCGGGAAGGGTAAACTCACAGGCACCAGTTACAGAAAACTGTGCAAGCGAAGTTGCAGTAGTTACAGCACTGATAGTGCTGCTTACAACGCCAGAATCACCAGTAATGATAACATCTGGCATTGTAACAACGTTGACATTTTGATACGTTCCATTGGGAAGGCTTGCCATTTTTCCACCTTTTTGTTTGATTAAAATGATTTTTTTTTAAAAATTACAGCGAAATTACTGAAATTTAAATCATTCTATGTTACCTGTAATATAAGCTAACATAATCACCAGCATTGCTATCTGTATACGTAATCAAAGCCGTATGAATAAATAATATTGAAACTTTAGGTGTAGCACCTAATTGTATAGCACCACCTATGTCATCAATGCCCCATCTGTATGCCTGACCTGATACTGACCCATTAACAATTGAATCTACACCGAATGTATTTGATCTATTACTTGTTTGATAATAGCTAGACACATTCGGTGCTTGATTAGCAGTTTGTGTAGGAAGTATCCCTGGTACAACAATTAATCTATATCCAGGGGGGGAATCGGCGACAGAAGAGCGAAACAGCAAAACCCCTAGAATTTCGATGACTTTGTTAGCATAACCAGAATCAAGCGACAATTCTATTCCGCCAGAAACAGTGTATGAGTTAAGAATTTGGTTGTAAGCAACCATTTGAAAACTGCCTGCACATACTTTCCCGGTAATGTCTGGTGTAGCTGCGACATTGACACTTGGATAAACTCCTATTGTAGACGACATATTACCATAGTCTTTTGTATTGTTAGAACGTTAAACCATCCGCAGCCGAACCATCGCTGCGCGGTACCAATGGAACAGCCCGCTTGCTGCCCAAATTTTTGGAATCCACAATAACTGATCATTTAGCGCAAAATGATCGGAATCGTATAACAGTGAATCAATACGGAATTCCTTAGTTTGGCGAATAAATGGTTTCTCGGGGGTATCTACTACTGAAACGATGAAAGCATCTGTCAGGTTAAGCGAAGCGTGTGTCGAATAGGTGATATTTAAAGAAGATTCGCTATCAAACCGTGGGCCAGAGTTGGAAAGGGTTAAGATAGTAGATGCTACCGCAGAGGCGAGGTTTTCGCTCGCAAATGCACTTTGGGCCTGGACAGAAAAAGATTCCGGCAAAAGCACATGATACTGCATTTTGTGTTCATTAGGGAATGTATTTGTCGCAGACTTAATAGTCCGTAACGTAGAAATGCCCTTAACCGCTGCCTGGTACAACTCACTAGGAGATGGAGCTGTTACGCCAGTACCGTGCTCTGTCGTTGGAAGGTCTGAAATGTTAACCTCAACATAATTCGCCTGACCAGCAATACCCGCAAGAACATGATCGTCCGCAAAAAAAACTTTTCCGTCATAAGATGTTGCAGTTTCCCCGGAGTTAAGGACGGTCATGACCTGTCCCATCCAAAAATCCCTATAGCTAGAAACTGCATTGTCAACAATACGCTGAATTTCTCCGTATCGATCATACTGAATCATGCTGTATGGTACTTTTACGCCGCGCTTATACAGCTTATTGGTAAGTAAAACCGATTCAACGTTTGGCGTGTCTGTCGAAAAATCAGTTCCTTCAGGAGATTCTTCGAAGCCACCACCAAGCTCGGTGATTGAATATGGCTCAATAGGGAGGGATGAGGATGCGTTGTGATGGAAAACTTTATCCACGAAAGAAGGCAATGGCACATCTGCCATCAGTTCTTTGTACGAAGCATCAATGCCCTCTACTGCAAGTATTTGCTGGGGCGTAATTGTCAAATTTGGCATTTTTATATCCTTATTTAAGTTTCACTAAACAGATAGTACCGGATAACCATTTTTCAATGGTTCCAATTTCGCTTGTCCCGGCGACGTTATATGTACTACTGTCTGTAGCATATACAGTTGCACCCCAGGACGTGACGGAAGAGCCAACAACGTCAAGTTCAACCGGCACGCCTCTGCGGGTAGAGACATTAACATCTCCGCTTGAGCCGTTGGTGTTATCTGCCGTAACTGCGCATAACCCGGCAAATACATCGCCACTTACAAGCTGACGCATATACCCGGTAGACGCATCGCAGCCGATAGCATGGCCGCGTTCAATTTTGGTATTGGCGAGGACGGGCAAGGAATACCCTAAAGATTCTTGATGAAACTTGTTAAATATTTCGGCCATTATTTAGCCTCCAATTTATATTTTGCGTACGCACTTGGCCCGGCGAAGAAAAATTGTTGTAGTTTTTTGTCGCCCTTCCATTCTTCAATATAGTCTTCTGCTTTCATTTCTTTTTCCGGTTCTTCTTCCGGTTGTTCTGTATTAACAGCCTGCTGTTCAATCTCCACAAGTTTCCCTGCAAATTTCTGTCGCGCATCCCTTTCCGCTTTTGCAACGATGGTTGCAAAGCCTTCAGGGGTTTGATTATAGTCCAAAAGGGCCTCTTCCAGCTCCTTCTCATAACCAGGAGGGCACAGATCGGCCATTTCCTTTCTACGTTTGGCCTCCATTTTCCTGCCCTCTAGCAACAATTCCTCTTCTGTTTTCACGGCTTCTTCCTCAATAGTTGGTAATTCTTCCGGTCCAGCTTGTTCTTGCTGCATCAGCACTTTTTTAAGCATCTCCGCGTTAGATTGCATAACGACGCTATCTACTGCATCTTCTCCCTCATAAATCTGCGCAATACCTTGACTTGCCAGATCGTTGGCCATATAGACAGTTCCGTTTTCTGTAAGCATCTTCACGACTTCTGTTTCTGTTTTGTTCAGCCTGTCAGAATATATGCTCACAACCTCTTTAGTCATCGCATTGAGGGTTTTTACCTCGAAAGATAAATCCTCTTCAAATCCCCACGCTCCGCTTGATGGGCGATGGAACAAGAGCAGGGAACCTTGATTAACATGCCTTTTCTCCGGCTTAGGAACTAAAAAAGGCATCGTGGCTGCCGAAGAGCATTCTCCCATTGCTACGGTTTGCACATCAACACCAGCCGCAATGAGTTTCTTTAGCTCACCAGCAATGGCGATACCCTCAACGTAGCTTCCTCCTGGCGAGTTGATAAAAATCTTTAATTCATCACCAGCTTTAAGATCTTTAGTTTGTCTTGCAAGTTCCGTGGACGACACAGGCCAATAACCAACAGGCCCGTACATTTTAAATTCCATTTATCTCTCTTAGCTCAGCGGACTCTTTCTTACGAATCTCGATATTGTTTTTACGTTTATATCCAAGCTCTGCGGCGTTAATAGCCCCGGTAAGCCATCCCATCTGCTCACCTAACTGTCTGGCCTTATAGTCTGCTAGAGGGTTTAAACTTCCCCTCGGTGTCCCGCTCCAAATAGATAAACAATAGTTGTGTGTTGCGATCGGCGACGAGTTGAAACCAGGAGCATCTATATATCCGTTTACCCAGCCTTCTTTCATTACAGAATTATATGCAAGCCTGTAAATCTTAGCAATTTCAGAACGGTCTACCTTAACCACCCTCCAGCACTCGTTCAGCGACCCTGTCCCTGCGCTGTAAGACCTGTCGAAACTTTTAAGGATAATCTCAATAGGAACGAAACACGAGGATGAAATTTCTGCCGCATATGCCTTGCTAAATTGCACAGCGTCGCTGGTCGGGGATGCCTCGGCAATAGGCTTAATTGTGCCTCCAGCGGGGGCTTGGACTATAGTTCCATCCTCGAAAGGTATAAAAGATGGGTCTCCTATGTCTGTGGCATCAGTAAATTGATAATCAAGGTTCGGCAACCCCTCAGACAACAAGGTCATCTTGCTGTTCATCACAGCTTTTGTAATGTATGCCTTCCTGAACGATTCAAGGAGATTTACTTCATCAAGAACCGGGGTAAGCAGCGGCAATGACCTGTTTATTCCTTCTTCGCGCCGAAATGGTGTTTCAACCCTGACAAAGTTCTCTGTAAATAAATCTAGTTTTTCCCATTTTGGGGAATTATCCTCTATTCTCGCAATATAGTGTATATATCGCGCTCTCCATTTGGAGTCATATTCTATTCCGTTCCACAACCGACCGCTATTGGTTCTTCCATTCGGATTGCAAATTGATGCTCCAGAAATCGCATCTAAGAACGTTCCAAACCCTGTACGCTTTGCGAGTGAGCTGCTGTATCTGGCAACAACATATACATCACCATTATGGTGGGCTGATTCAGCAATACCTCTAACATACTCGTGAATGCCAAACAAACCGCAGGAAGAAATAGCCCGATCTTCGATATAATAAGACCATAGCTCCTCGGCTTGAGTAGCAATTTTATCTGCGTTCTTTGCCTTGGGGGTTGCTGACAGCGTCAGGCCATCTCCACAAGCAAGCTCTACTCTTGTGCCTATTATCGCCGGGCCAATTGTACCGCGTTTTCCACATGTTCTGCACAGGCGACGCAACATTCTGAGCCTGCTCTCCGGCATTTTAACCGAGTTGCTATATCCAGTTCCTGCAAGTGATTCTTTTGTAAACGGGTGTTTGGCATATGGGTCAATCATTTGTATGGTCACCCGCCGCTTATTTTTTCTATGTGCAGGAAGACTTTCTATATAATTCCAGTAACTCATCTTCTACGCCCTACCCCTACAACCAAACACCCGGCATTAGCGAGGTTTTCTTTTTCAGTATCTGCCTGTAACTTATTCGTCAATTGGATAAGTTCTTGTATACTATAACGGCTTACCTCGGTCTGAAATTCACTGTCAGCAATAGAGTTTGTTTTGATACCACCATTCTGGATAATCGACAACAATAACGCATTTGTTTGGTCTTCTAAAACTGACATTTATATTATTCCAGACGTTGATTAAATATATATTTTAATATCTCGCTAAATCATTTACCCTAGAAGGTACTTGCCCCATTGTTCAGCCATAGCCTGGGCTACACCGCTGTATGTCTTGCTCCTTAGTTTAGCCCTATCTTTGGAAGGGGGCATCTTCCATATACGCTGTTCCCTGCCTTCTACAATATTCGTCGGTTTCAATTCAGGTAATTTGTTGAGCCATAGACAGGTTGCCTTAGTCTCGCCATGGCCAAATTGCCATGGCTGAATTATCTGATCTGGCTTGCGATAATTTGTTGACATTATTCCTACCGGATTCTCTATTGCCCATGGACATGTCAATGACGTGAACTGCATAAAAAAATCAATAGACCTCTGCTGCCTTCCGTCAGCCCGCTTTTCTGCGAACCATCTTGCCCCAGAGACGGCAAGGTCAGTGCACGGGGGGAATGCTATCACAGCGTCCCATGGCTCCTTCAATACATAATACACGTCCTGTTGTATATGCCATTCTGGATGCCCCCCAGAACACGGTAAAATATCACATGAATATGCTGCAATCCCAATTTTGCGAAATGCTATCGTAACCGCTTGACTCTCTTCACAAGCTATCAATACCCTGCGCTTACTGCCATCATTTACAGTTGTTAGGCCCTTCATTTTAACCCTCCCCTTAAAAATATTATCGTGTATCCGACTTTGTAATCGGGGTCATCAGGCATATTATACTATATTATTGCAGAAAAATAAAGTATAATATGCCTAGCCAAGCCTTTTTTTAACGGCTTTACGGATGCTATAAGCACCTAAAGCATATACCATGCAATCTAATGCCTCAACTCTATGATTTTCGCTCTTTTTGACATATTTCACCCTTTTGTTTTGCACAACCCTCCTTTCTCCTGTAAGCTGATTGTAATAATCCTGGTCAAGATTTTCAGGAAAGTGAGTATATTCTGGGCCAGGTTGTTTTACTTTAACCAGGTTGCCAAATATAGTATCTTTCATGGAAATCTGGTTAATGCGATGAACCCGAACCCTTGTTTTGGTGAGGTGGTCGCCATAGTCTTTGCCTGTAACGTCAATTGATGCACCGTCACCAGTACCCTTGCATGGGCGTATTACCCTGCGCAATTCACCTTTAAGAAGCGCAAGTTTTTTCTTTGAATAGCAATACCTTCTAACGCTATCGCATACATTGCCATCACCTTCATCTATAAGCGCAACGGAAATAGGAATAGTTCTTCCATCTTCAGTTTCGTAAGAATTAAGCAGGATGTTATCTAGTTTGCCCCACGTATTTTCGTGGCTAATATCTATTTCCAAAACACGATGTTCAATAACCCACCGTTCGTTTGCTTCCCCAAATCCAACCACTGTAATTTCAACGCGGGCATTCTCTCCGGTCTGAACGTCACATCCAGCTACAATGTCTTGTATTTTTTCTGGCAAGAGAATCCAATTGTACTTTTCAATTTTACTTGCGAATAATGATGAGGACACGGAACCAGCGCGCTCTTCGTATGTCTGTGCAAGCATTTCATTGATAAACGTCCTCAGTTTGGAATAATCACCAGTAGCTGAGGCGAGATTTGCCTTAATCCACTCGCTTGCAAGATCAGTCCAGGAAAGAAAATAACTGTAGGCAGACCAAATCATAACCCCTACGCTATCATATTTATACACTATGCTTCCTTCATCGTCTATAAATACGTCATTTTCCTCGTCATATTTTATTCCATCCTCAGTTCTCCACTCCCCATGTTCATCAGCTTCAGGATAATCATCATACCTATATTCTTTTTTACATTCTGGGCATATGAAATAAGCGTCTACGGCAAGGGTGGCATCTGCATTTTTTTCGTACTTAAAATTCTCCCAATCTAGCCTATGCAACTCACCGCAGTGTGGGCACTTAATATAGCGGTATAGGTGTATTTCGCACGAATCATACTCTTTTTCCGTTAGCGACTGGCCCTTAACCCTAACTGTTGAGTTGATTACAATCTTTCGATTCATGGACGTTTCTGTACGCCCAAACGCCCGTTCTACATACTCTGCGTAGCCATCCGGCCCGACAAAGAACCCGTCAAGCTCGTCAATAAAGGCAATAGAGATAGTTATCTGTCGGTATGCGCGCTCTGACTTACCCCCCCGGAAGTAGGCTGTACATCCAAGGAATTTCTTCTTGCTGTCAGTATTGTTCCTTTCTTTTTTATTCTTCCAGTCCCCATCAAGTGCCTTTTGTAACCCTGGCATGACCTCGAACAGGGGGTTGATCTCATCCGTTACGAAATCCTTAGAATCCTCTGCTACAGGGTGCCATACACAAACTGAACGCCTCTGTTCGATAATCATCTTTGCCCAAGCCGCTTTAAGACATTGCGTCCCACCTATACGCTTGCACTTCTTCAACACTACCTTTATAGCAGCATTTCCGGCAAAAAGCCCGATGAGACCTTTCTGGTACCCGAATGAAACCCAGGGGCCGGGTGTGTCTGATGTTCCCTTAACAACATGAAAATGCTCGTCTGCCCATTTGTAGGGGATTTGTGGGGCCTCTATCTCAATTTTTGACAGAACGCTGCCCAGTTTCTTGGCTATTTTTTCAGCATTCATTCGCCTTCACCATCCACTGTTTCCCTAATCATGGCTGCAATGTCAAGCCTGGAAAGATAAACTGATGCTTTGCCAATTTCCCGCGCAACAATCTCGGAAGTCCTCCCCGCTGGCACCATCTTTTTAACATTTGCTGGGATTACCTCCATCCGCTGTTTTACTGCAACGACTATGTCATTAAGTATCTTAATCATTACGCTTGCGTCAATAAGCGTTCCGCATGCAACATCATTTTCACGTTTCTTCGCTCTGATTTGCTCGTATAGGTATTGTTCTTTTAGAGACAACTCCTCTTTTTCCTCCTTGGCTGGGAGTCTTCCCTTGGGCATCCTGCTCCGCTGGTATTCTATGTATCCTTGTACGGAGGCCTTTATAGGATAGCCCCTCCCCCTGACACGCTGAGGCAAAATACCGCGCTGGCGGAATTGTGTGCAACTTGACAGTTCCAGGGCTAGCCAATCGGCTAGCTCAACCCCTGTTTCCGCGTATTCAATACCATCAATTATTTTCATATTAATTTTTCATTATATAATTAATTTTTATGTGCTTTGTAGCGTGTGGTAATAATTGCATTTTTTTTAAGCCACAAATAAAAAGATGGGCGTGGGTTGTGAGAAAATTAACCCACGCACCCCCCCGCCCAGAAGAACCTAGACCACATGGTGGCACATGGTCGAACACCAAGCCGAGTCATTGTCTGGCTAAGAGCACCACCAGGTGGCATGAGCACTAACCGCATGGTGGGGTATCATTATCAATGCAACGCCTAATGCCATGCGGTGGTTCAGGGAACTACACGGTAGTACATACAGCTTAGCCTCTCTCCTATTACATATCCTCCTATATAATAGCTCATGTCGAAGCCATAGACCTGCGCACCGCCTCCTTGACTACTCCATAGAAGTCAAGCGTCTTCCTATGGGGCATCTCCCTTTTCCATACGGCTATCAATTTGGTCTTATTTTTAGCCATCCGCCTTCCAAGGTACTTAGCCCCCTTGTTGCGCCTCTTTGAGGTAAAATAGGCTGGCTTCTTGCTTAGGTTAGCTCTAAGATTGCCGTATCTATTCTTCCCTGTGTCGAGCGGAATAGGCCGCCACTTTCCCAAGTATTTACCTCTATACGACTGTCCATCGATTATCGGAGCTAGATATTCTGCCTGTATTGGATTGATCAGCACTTCGGCCTGCAATACACTAAGCGTTGCTTTCTTGTACCTGGCAGCCCGAAGCGTGAACGGTGTTGGCCTATCCACCTTAGAACGCAGCTCTTCTCCAAACTTGTACCATCCGCCATATGCAGACTTAGATAGTTTGCCTGCGATTTCCTTGCGCATGGCTGCCTGTGCCTGTCTCATGCTAACTGCATTTGCCTGGGTAGCCGGGGTGACCCTTATCATCGCCAATACTCCATTTCCTTTTTATATGCACTATATTATAACATATTTATTGTTTTTTTTCAACATATCCTTTATAGCACAGGTTATGCCTGGAAAGGAGAATTGCTTTGGTTACGGTGACATTGCTCGCATCACCAGTTGGCTGTGTCTTTATTGCAACACATTATAAATTTAACTTATGTTTATTCCAATTTTACTAAACTTTAGTTGATGCTCGTAAATTGATTATGACAATCCGGTCATAAATACCACGCTGTGGTCTAAGCCGTAGAATGCAGTTGGGGGTAAGATAAATGGTTGTTTATTATAGAATATAATCAGTTCCCCCCTAACGTTTTCAAGGCAGTTGGGGGTAAATCTGGGGTAAATCGGGGGTAATACACTGTGGTACTCTATATACGATATATAGTATATATAAAATATTATATAATATTATTATTATTATTTTTTTTTATTTTTTTTTATATTAAAAAAGTGTTTTTCCTCTTCTCTTTTTAGCCTCTTTTTTAGCTTACCCCCAATTCTTGACACCCCCCCCCTATTTTTTACAAATTATAGTAAAACAGCTTAAGCTATTGTTGTTATACAGTTTAGGCCATTTTAATGAATACCTTCCCCTGGAGACCCCCTCCATAAAAATCTGGGGTATTTGCGTATATCATTGAGTATGCGTTGTTATTTACCCCTGATTGGTTTGGGGGTAGTTTAGGGGTACGTAGGTAGAGTGGAGGCATAAGTAGCTAACAGTATTCTCTTTCCAGGCCATAATCTGTACTAGGGGTACACCCCACATTTAAAAAAACTTATCACATATATATTTTTCCCTTGACGTGTAAAAGTATATATGTGATAATAAGGTATAGCCAAGAAGGAAAGTAGTTAAAACGGAAACCAAAACTAAAGGGGAAATAATGAACGAGTATAAAAAAATGTATTCCGACGAATACGGCGCACATCTCGAGCAATTAGCTATAGCAGAAACAATTGAGGCAATAGCGAGCGCAGCTAGAATTCTAGGTTATGAATCCTTTCCTGTCCCCGAAATAAAGATTAATAATAGACTGACTTCAACCGCTGGCAAGGTATGTCATAAAGGCGAAAATTGCTGGATTGAGTTCTCATCTAAGAATATCAGGGGTAATTGTTTTGAAGACTTCAAACATGTCGTTTATCACGAGGTGTCTCATTATATATTATATTGCATCCTTGGGTGGGACAATATGTATAATATTGGACACGGAGATACTTGGGTTAAGGTCATGAGGAAGGTATTCAATGCTTCGCCTACGCCTCCAGATGGTTTTAGATTTCAAAGCGAAAAAAGATGTACCCCAGAAAAGAAAGTTGAGCACCAAGAAGCCACAGAAACCGATATTCACACAACACGGGATGACATGGACGATCAAAATTCTTCATCAATCGGAATAGTAAGCCAAGATACATACCTAGCTTCCGAAAGGGCGATATTGGAATACAGATGCTTCCTGAGAAACAAGTCGGCTAAAGTTGATTTTACAGAAGGATTGATCGGCAACCAGTTTGGGTATATCGAGATCAATGAAGATTTTCACAATCGGTATATGAAAGCAGCCGATGGTTTTTATTACGAGCTGTGTGAAGTTAATAATGGAGTTGTTACCGAGCCAGTTTTATGTGGATGGGCGAAGGCATTAGCCGACGCACGATTCCAAGTCGCGAGAATGATAACCACGTGCTACACATACAAAAACAAACACAATCTGTTTAATAGATCACAAGCTATAAAGATCGTTGGCTTGGAGGTGATAGAAAAACTAGACAAGATTAATTGTTGGGCTACAAACCGAATCACAGATGGTACACGGTGGGACGGGTACGTAGAGTTTAAGTCATCTATTGAGGCTAACGAACATGACCTCTCGGCATACTGGTATGTCGAAGAAACAGAACTGCTCTCTGTCTCAGAGCTTGACGAAATAGATTGGGGCGCTGCTTTTGTTGGCTATGACGTACCGTTTTAAAAAAAAACTTATCACATATATATTTTTCCCTTGACGTGTAAAAGTATATATGTGATAATAAGGTATAGCCAAGAAGGAAAGTAGTTAAAACGGAAACCAAAACTAAAGGGGAAATAATGAACGAAGCATACGGCAAGAAAGAAAAAACACTCCAATTACTGGACAATGAAAGTAAGGTTGAGGCTATTAACCCCGTACTGGTACTTGGATTGATACAAGAACAACAGGTATTCTTTTTGTTGGAAAGTTCACTAAAAAGAATAATTGAAAAATTATCGGGCAAGACCAACATCCCTATATGGGAGTCTTGGGCGGTCGAATGGAAAAGCGGCGCAGATAGAACGGCAGAAAGTGCTAAATACGCAGAAGAAGCCGCGCTGCGCTCATACACTGATAGCTGGGGGTGTAGGAACGCGGCTGCTTTGGTTGCATCGGCGGCCCAGAGCATGGCTAGAACGATAGAACTTGAATCATGTGGAAAACGCTGGGCGGCTGGATGGAATGCCACGTGGTCAGCTCAGGCAGCTGAAGAAGCGCCACCGTGGCTAGAGGAAGCAGGGAGAGTGGAAGAGCGGGAAAGACAATATAAAGAGATACTATTAAACGTTAATAAAAACTAACGAGGGCACATCATGGATGAAAAAAAAAGCATTTTGCTAGTTATCCCGGTGGAAGTCCATCACCGGCTAAAGGTTGAGGCTGCCAGTAAAAACTCAACAGTATCTGCCGTTGTCAGGATTGCAATTGCAGAACACTTGGAGCACAATCCAGGAAAGGTACTTGTTACGGAAGCAGGACAAAGAATGCTAAGGGTGAAACAATGAACAACGTTATTGATAGACAGGCACGAGAAGTTTTTGCGAAAGAATCAAAGAACATGCTGGTTTATAAACTCGATAATCCAAATAGAGAGTCTGTATTTTATACAATAGGATGCAGAGAAGGAATAGCAAACGAACTTAAGCTGGAACCGTTGATAAACAGAGACACTGATTCATACTTTGAATACGTGACTGGATATATAGACGGGTTGCTTTTATCAATATAACTACTAAACATAGAGGAATAAAAATGAAGAGATCGGCGAAAACTGTATTTAGTGTGGAAAGAATAGCTTATAGTGCTATCGAGAAGGCATTGAACCAAGAGGTTAATGGGGATTGGATTGCATGGGCGAAATGGGACTGTTCAAGTATTGGCGGTGCATTACTATCGCTAGACGATACAGAATCTTGCATTTCAGCCACAGCTTCTTTGATGGTGGCATATTATATTGCTCTAAGAGAGGCTTCCTACGAACACAACTATAATGCAGCAGAAAGGGCCTTGGCTAAATTCGAGGAATACCATGAAGTTTTTAAATCATTAACTAAGGAGGTATAAAATGGAGGTTATAACCGGAAAAGGTTATAACGAAAGAATAATCAAAGCAGCGGAAAAGGAAAGGCTGATTAAATACAATCTAAGAGGAAACCATGAATAACAAAGGTCTTGACTCAAGCTATACATCAAAAGGTAAGCGGTACAACGTGGCAATGCCACCAGGGTTTATAGATGCTCTATTTTTATCACATAAAGACATTAAATTTACAATGTCTTACAGAATAAGAAGATGTCTTGAATCATACTTTAGCGTTTGCAGTATAAATGACAAATACGATTCAAACATCGAGGTTGTTGCCACGTTAAATGATATATACTTTAGTAGGGAGGTTAGGAAAGGAAGAAAAAAACAAGTTGCCTTTGTATTGCCTTTAGCTTTACATTACAAAATAATGGAGATTCAAGAGGCAACTGAACTCCCCGGAACTGACATAATAAGGGCAATCATATACTGGATGACAATGCCATTTTAAAAAAAAAGGAGAATGAAAAAAATGTATAAGCAAAGCAAAGCTAAGAAAGCGCAGGGGTATGTTGAAAAGCCAACACCAAAAAAATGCACCACATGCGTATTTTTCAATTGTGATGAGGTAACGCTAAAGGACTGGTCGGGCGTTGAATATACAGAGAAAAAGAAACTCAGGTGTGGATTAGGAAAATTTGCAGTCAAGGCTAATGCAATCTGCAATAAGTATGAAGCAGTATAGATTAAACTCCTGTCCATTGCAATAAAAAAACAGTTGCATATATCTGTAAATCTTGTATAATATGATATATGCAACATTAGTCATGGAGAATAAGAAATGAACGAAGATACCGACAAGAGAATATATCATATCGCAAAACAACTAATAGAGGTATGTTGCGATTATGCAATTAATTATGATGGAAAAGCACTGTCTTTCCCAATAATGACACCACAGCAGCATATCGAAGCTATAGTGAGGGAAGTTGTTGTGCCTGAATTATGCAAGCTGGGGGCCGTTAAATGTACCATAGTGTCTGATATCATGAAAGTTGCTAATAATGCAGCAGACCAAGTGTTGTTGTGTCCTGCATGTTCAAATAAAACTTATTCGCAGGAGACTGCATATAAGATGACACTTAGTTATTTTACTGGATATTTGGAAGAAGTAATAAAATCAAACATGGAGTTATAAAATGGAATCGGATAGACTCAAAGCCATACTTGATGAAATCGAGGAATCGTTGGAATCTGACGAATATGAAATATTCCCAGACGGACTAACATACGAACAGCTAGACGCGCTGCTTGCGTTGATCAGCGAAAAAATAACAATGAATACTAAGTAAAGGGAGTATTTTATGCTTAAGGTAATAGCAGAGGATGAACCTGTGGAGGTATCAAATTTGTTGGTGGTGATCTACGCAGACCCTGGCTGTGGAAAGTCAACAATTGCGGCAACTCTTGATAATGCGTTGCTATTGGATTGCGAAGACGGAATACACAGAGCCGCAAAACGAGGGGTAGTAGCGAAAATAAAATCCTGGAATGATATTGACGGTATAGCAAAAAAAGACCTGGAACCGTACAGGACAATAGTCATCGACACTGTCGGTGGACTTTCCGAGGTGGCAAAATTTGATGTGTTAAAAGACAGAGGCTGTGGATATGGTGGGATACCAAATCAAATGGGATGGGTAAAACTAAAGATGAAAGTATTAGATACCATATCAAAGTTTAGAGCCTGGGGGCATGATGTTGTATTGTTGTGCCACTTAAAGGAAAAGCAGGATAATAAAGGGGCTACGGTTTACCGCGTTGATGCACAGGCTGTTAAAGATGACATGCTTAAACCCGCTGATGTTATTGGAAGGCTGTTTGATGAAGATGGAAACAGATTTATTTCTTTCCTGGGTGATGAATCTGTGGTCGGGAAAGACCCTGGAGGTTTGGGAAAGGTTAAGGTTCCCGACATTTGGTCTGCTGGGAATTTTCTGCAAAAGTTGTTGGACAAATCTTGCGCCACGCTAAAGGAAAGGGCACTTGGCAACCAAGAGCTAGCTGAAGAGTTAAAGGAATGGCAATATAGGGCGGCAGCAATATTCACCCCGGAAGGACTTACATCTTTCCAGGGTGAATGTAAGGCGGCTAAAGACTCCATCAAGCCAATTTTGAGGAAATTGGTTGCTGACAAGGTTGTAGAACTGAACCTTAAATGGGATGCTGAAAATTGCCAGTATGTATACACTGTAGAGGAAAGCTAATTAAACCTGGTGAATAATAATGGCAAAGTTTACACATAGTTATACATATTGCAGGTATAATGCGGATAGAAGATGGCGCGTAGTCCCTGTTGTATGTAATTGTTACAACATCAAAACGTACGTTATATCAAACGGTCGCGATCACAAACACTTTTCTTGCCGCCGCTCCGCTAGGGTTGTTGCAGCAAAGATTAATTGCGAAGAACGTGGAGTAGTGTTTGCTGGAGAATGGCTTAGTGGTGCCGGATATATTTTTCCAGCCCAAAATGATTGGCACGAATTGGAATATGAATTGCAGTTGACGTGGAACAATATTTAATTTAACAAAAAGGGTGAATAGAATGGCAAAAACATTATTAGCATTATTAACCGTGTGTGGCGCAATATATGCTATACATGTTCCAGAACATGCAGCGGCCGTGAAAAAAAGAACTGATTTTTCAGATTGCAAAGTGATTTCTGACGTTGGGTATAATACTGTGTATTCATGCCCAGAAGGGATCGTATACGTTGTCAGAAAAAAATAATTGGAGGTTATAAAGTGAACACAAATCAAGCAATAGAGCAAATTGGCGACTTTGCGAAAGAAGGTTTATCGCGGGTGGAATCCTTACGTAAAGCTCTTGAAGCGTGTGAGGTGGGAAATTCTAAGGACTATGAGAGGGCGAATAACGTTTTTGCGGAAGACGGGAAATGCGACCATAAGTGTCATCTTTGCCCATTAACTCTGCCAAAACAAGCTGGCGCAGGAAATTATTCTTGTTACAGCAAGCAGGAAGCCTGGGACAGGTCGTTGTTGTGGCTGCGAGGTTACAGCCTGTCTCAATCAACCATTTAAAAAAAAACTTATCACATATATATTTTTCCCTTGACGTGTAAAAGTATATATGTGATAATAAGGTATAGCCAAGAAGGAAAGTAGTTAAAACGGAAACCAAAACTAAAGAGAAAATAATTATGGGAGAAAGGGATTTCAGGCTAGACTACTGGTATTCGGAAAAGTATGACATAGACATTGTGAAAATGTGTTCTCGTTTAGGAGGTGCACACGTAAAGACTTACATTAGAGGTGAGGAATATAACACTGTAAGCAAAGTTGGAGAGAGACCATTTGGCAGAGAATATGATGACTGGGTATTCATATGTACAGATCAGCCATACGGAAATATGACAATATGGAGTTCGGGAGGAGATTATGTTATTTGAATATTGGTATTCGCCAAGCTCAAGAAGCATGAGGGCAAAAAGAACGCTTAGAAGTAATGTTTTGTACACCCATTGTATTGTCCATGGTGCAACCGCTGAGGACAGATTACGGGAAATCCCTGAAGATGCAGTATTTGTTGCGCTAGAAAACTATGATTTCATACCAAACAACGGAGGAAAAAATGAAAAGGGCATCTAACTTGCTAGGACTAACAAAAAAGGTTGGGTTCTACGATGAGACTGGATATGTTTCTTATATTGCTTTCATCAAAACACTGACAGAATGTGTCGATGCTTTGATTACTAGTGGGATTGGGAAGAAAGGGTACAGCCACAAAATTAGAGAAACATTGCTTTACTTCAGAAGAAAAACAAGTACTGGAATATTTAACCGGTTATCTATCCGCCTTGGCATTAATGACGCAGTTTTTCTTAACGGAAAAAAACTAAAACTTACCATTGAGGCAGAGCGGAAGCTGGTGCAATTGTGTGCTGAAATTGATGATGAAATAAATAAACAACAAAAGGATCGAGAAAAATCATGAATGTCCTAGTCGGGATTGACCCGGCCATGAGGATTGGCCCGGGCGGTAAGGCAGCTCGAAATACAGGGGTTGCAGTATTTGTCAATGGAGAGCTGCAAAACGCACATTCACAAAGTTTTGCCGAGGCATATGACAGGTGCATTGACATCAACGATGTATGTAAGGAACAGGGTTATAATGTTTTATTTTTAGTTGAATATCCACGGACGAAAAGGGGGTGGGGTAATGGAAAGGGATTAGTGAACGTTGGGATTGGTCTCGGTGCAATGCGTATCATGGCACACCTACTTGAATATCAACTTTTACCCATTAAACGGGTTTACCCGCAAAACACTAAGTTGACCCGCGAAGATGTGTCTAGGCACGTTGGTCGTGATATAGGTAGATGTTCTGACAATGCTCGAGACGCAATCATGATTTGCGTCAATGAACTGAATGGGCGTAGCCAATATGCAGAACAATTTTGAGGTATAACCATGTACGAAGTTACTGTTTGCGAAAAATGCGGGGAAATAGCATGGCCAAACCGCGTACCAGATGGCTATTTTGAATATAGGTTAGAATGCCCAGGATGTGGGCAGTATTTAGGATACGAGACGCACTCAGGGTGTTCGTATGTCCCAGAAGAAGACACAGCAAATAACCAGGAGATTAAAAGTGCTAAATAAAGTGATGTTGATCGGCAATTTAGGCGCAGACCCTGAAGTTAGGCAGACTAACAGTGGAAACTCAGTAGCATCGTTCACCATTGCTACGTCAGAAAAGTATAAAAAAGAAGGCGAACAGGTAGAAAAAACGGAGTGGCATAAGTGTGTAGCATGGGGTCGGCTTGCGGAAATTTGTGGGGAATATCTGCGTAAGGGGTCGAGAGTTTTTGTAGAGGGAAAACTTGAAACTAGAAAGTGGCAAGACAAGGAGGGGAATGACCGCTGGACAACAGAAATAGTTTGCCGTGAAATGAAGATGCTATCTTCTTTCCAGGTAAATAGCGAACCAAGTGGCGTAGGCTCTTCGGAAAAACTTGAACAGCCTGACGTACCGTTTTAAAAAAAACTTATCACATATATATTTTTCCCTTGACTTGGCGAAGTATATATAGGATAATGAGTGTAGATCAGAAATGAAAGCGGTTAAAACGGAAACCAAAGGAGATGGGGCATTATGAACGAGTATAAAAAAGCAACAGCTAGACTGCAAGGAGGTTGTTTCTACGGGACAGATGTAGATTGTGAGTGGTACTATACCAGAAGTGAACCAGAGGCAACGTGTTTGTTTCACGAACGCAATCTATATATTGATCAAAATGCACGGTTTTATTCGTATCAAGATGAAATCTATCGTAAACTTGAGGGAGAAAAATAATCATGGGGAAACCAGAATTAGTACTAGTGAAAGCTAGTGATTTCAATGGCGAGAGAATGTATAAATATAATGAATCGTCTGATATGATGGCTAAGATGTACGTTGTTTTGTGGGATACTGCTAAACGTGGTGAACTGCTTAGACCTGTCATGAAAACACCCTTGGCTAAAGACGAATTTTACGTAATACACAAAACAAAGGCATATGGAGAAACTAAAGAGTATGACGAAATGCTAATTCCTGGAGCAGAATATCTGATGTGGAAAATAGGAAACAGAAATATTGATTATAGTCTTGCGATTGAGATTGAAGATGTGGTGATAAGGAGGAGCTAATATGAATACAAAACATACGTTTACTCATTTTTCAGAGAGAGATATAGCGGAAATGTCTAATGCAGGTGTTTTTAGCGGAACTTCGGAAGATATAGAGATTGCGGAGATGTTAATACAGGTAGCAAAGGCTGGAAATTTATTGCTTTCAACAGAGTTGTTCCCTCCTTTTGAGAGTGATCTGTTTATTATGTTTGCGGAACATGGTGTAATCGTAAGCGCGCAAGATTTTTTTATATACAAAAAAGGATTAAAACGCCTTTCTCAATGTGACACGATAAACGTTTCCGAAGTGCATATCCAGTAAACCATTATTTGCTACAAAACGGGAGGTATTATTATGACCGCGACGATAGATGGAAGAGAGTTTAGACGGATTCTTTCGATGACAAAAGCCTTTCATTCGAAACACGGTAGGCTAAGTTTGTACATAACAACAAACGGTGGCTGCACTGGAAAAAATAGCTACGGAATAGCATACTTGACAACAGATTCTGGGTACACAAATCTTTTCTTCAATGCTACATTACAAGCTGGTGTAGTGCGGCAATCAATTGCTGTTGAAAGACTTGCGTATATTAATTATCCTGGCGTGGAAGAGGCTGAGGTTGGAAATGGCAAAATAAGTATCTATTGCCAGGGTGGAGAGGTGTATACTCATACAATGAAAGAGGAACAATAATGGATTTAATCGAATTAATAGATTTGCTTCTGTTATCGATGCAGGAAGTAAAAGCTAATGAAGATTACGAAACAAACGACCCGTCAACACCATCTTGGCTACTATACCAAATTAATAATGGTATACACGTTGCCGTAAAGTGGAACAAAGGCCCCAAAACGCTACATGGAAGGTGCATTGCAGTAATAGACGAGCTGGCGGTGATTGTATCAAAAACAGACCCGTCTAAGGTTGTCACAGTGTCAGTTGAACGAATTAGCGAAGACGTATAAAAAACATATCCAGGGAGAACAAGAAATGAGGCTTAAATTTGATACGATAGAAGAAGTTTTTTCGTAGATGATAAGTTTGTTTACCATCTACTTCATAACGCTTGCGAGGCTGACCGAGGCTGGGAGGAGTTGATAGAATTCCTGCGCTGCGGTGACAAGGGCACACACCTAGGCTATTTAAGGTATATTAATTAAATTTTACCGTTGTGCATACACATTAACACAGTATATGCACAACGGTAAAATATACAATGGAGAAAAAAATGAAGAAAAGGTTTGAAGAAAGGGAATACCAGAAAAGAATGATAAATGATGCAATGCGCGATCTGGTTGGATTTGGCACCAGTCTCTGGGGCGCGCCAACAGGATGTGGAAAAGCATTTACTCTTTCTAGGCTTGTTGGTTGCTTTTTGGAACAAAATAGGAGAGCAAGAATCCTAATAGTAATAGACCAGGAAAATCTAGTAAGGCAGTTGCACAGTACTTTTACTGAGGTTAATCGTGGTGTTGATACAGGTATAGTTTGCGCCGGAGTAAGCAAAACCTTTGATCTTCACTCAAAGGTTTTGATTGCCTCTCGGCAATCGTTATATAATAAGATAGAGCAGGCTGGCCATTTTGATTTGGTTATAGGTGACGAAGCCCACGAATGGAGATTACTAGACAAGTCTGGCCAGTTCGACAACTCTCAATTTCACCACATTATGAGGGTTATCAAACGGGGTAACAAAGATGCCCTGCTCCACGGCTGTACAGCCACGCCGTACCGCCTGAAAGATGGCGTTATTTATGGTGAGCAAAAGGCTAATGGAGCGACCCCTTTATTTAAAAGATTAAGCACGCACATTACTTACCAAGAGATGTTCGAAAACGGGTATTTAGTTAAACCTATATTCTACAAGCAGTCACGGCTAAACCGCGAGAACATCAAAAAGAGTTCCACAGGCGAATTTGTCTCAGCAGATGCAGAGAGAGTGATGAACGCCTATACAGACTCAGCAATTGAGGCTATCTTTAAAACAGACCTTAAGCACTGCAAATGCCCTATCTGTTTTTGTGTGAATATTTCACACGCAAAAAGTGTATATGACAAGATGCTTAGAGCTGGCCTTAAGGCCAATATAATGCACAGCCAAAACAGGGAAAATTACAAATCTCTTGAGCGGTATATTACAGAGGGTGGATGGTTGGTTACAGTTGACCAGGCGAATAAAGGCTTTGATCACCCTCCCGCTGACGGTGCATTACTTTTAAGGCCAATTTGCGCCACTTCGATTTGCATTCAACAGGTTGGACGGGTTGTAAGGTTTTGTGAAGAAAAGGGAGAAGTCCCAGTGGTTGACCTTGTTGGGAATATAGAAACCCACCTGGAAGGATGTGACTTAGACAGACCAATTGTTCGCGAGCCTAAACAGAGGGAACCAGGCCCAGCCGAGCTGAAAGAGCTTGGCTTTAAGCGGTGCGGTCGCCACCCGGATTGCAAGGCGAGGCTGAAACTAAATCAGGTAGAATGCCCAGAATGTGGCTATACCTTCCAGGCTAAAGTTATTAAAAACATGCCGATAGGTGAGTTGGTAAAGTATCAGCATGGTTCAAAAGAGCTTTACACTGATATTGAGATAGAAAAGATTGAAAAGCGTGAAGTTGTCTCCGCCGAAGGAAAGAAGAGAATGCTGGTGGCATTTACCGGAACTTGTGGCACGGTGATAACTATTTCCATGTTTTTCCGTGATCAATATCCAGGAAGTAAATCGCTATGGGCAACAAAAAAACAATGGAGTATAATTTTTAAGGACACTTGCCCTTACAAAACATCTGATGCTATTGAAAAATCAGTCTTTAAGGAGTTGACAGCACTTAGAGCTAGACGTAAGAACGGATTTTGGAGTATAATAGATGCAAAATATAATATATGAGGTTAATAAATGAAAAATCCAGAATCACCAGTTCCACAACGCAAGCAGAAAAAAGCTGGAACTCCTTGCTTCGTAGATCATCCAGCAGTAGACTACGATAGTAAAGAGTTTCGCAAATGGTGCGCTCTTAACCAGGCTGGAAGGTATCTTGAATGTAGAAGGTGCGGCTATTGGCTTAACGAGGATAGGCTCCCGAGAGTTGATCGGTTAAGCTATTTTAGGGGTAGGATATGAAAGTGAAAACAGAAGCGATACGAATAATCAAAGAAAGACATGCGGAGTGGCTGGCTACTAGTGGCAAGTATGGGAAGAGAGCAGACTTGCGATATGCAGACTTAGGGGGAACAAATGTGCTATGCTATGCTAACCTGTCATTTGCACTAATGATAGGTGCAAATCTAAATGGATGTTTCCTTGAAGGAATAAATTTTACCGGTGCAATACTAGCTGATGCCTGTTTTAGAGAAGCGAATATGGCTTATGCAGACCTCTCTCATGCAATAATGACCCGGGCCGACCTTTCGCTGGCAAACCTTGACCAAGTTGATGTCAAGGGTGCGGATATGTTTTGCTGTAATTTGTTTGGAGCAGGATATGCTGGCTTGAAAAATTGGTTTTTGGCCAGAAATACAACCGCCTGTATCTTTGAAGATAGGAGTACGATATGAAAGCAAAAAACATCAGGACAAAACGGGAAGCGCAGCAACTTGCAAAATCCATGTCCGCTAAGTTTGAAAAAGAAGGCGATAAAAAGTGGCACGTCTACAAAGAAATAAACGGAGAAAAAGAGTATCTTGACATTGACGGAACATTTTCGGCTAAGCGCAGCGAAAAAAAAGCTCCAAATGTCAATCTGTCAGGATGCTCTGTGCTGTCGTCAATAGATGAGGTTACAGGAGAAAAAAAGCCGAAATTAATATGGGATAAGTACGGAAAGAATGCTGGAAAGCTAGAGGGCTTTATAGAAGCGGCGAATTCTGTGCAGCCTATAAGGATTGACAGTATAAAAGATACAGCAGTATGTGATAAAAATGCGCTTACGCTGTATCCTCTCGCAGACGCTCATATAGGTTTGCTTTCCCACGCGGCAGAGTGTGGGGAATCTTGGGACTTGAAGATAGCGCAAGCAACATATACGGCTGTGTTTTCGAGACTAGTTGGGATGTCTAGGCCGTCAAAATATGCTATTGTAGCGTCTCTTGGTGACCTAACCCATTACGATGGGGCTAAGGCGGTAACAAATGCGTCAGGCCATCTGTTGGACGTAGACAGTAGGTGGGCAAAAATGTATAAGATTGCATTTGCTATTTTATGCAATTCAATAGCCGCTGTTGCTGCAAGGCATGAACAAGTTATTATTATGCTTGCGCAAGGTAATCATGACGAGGTAACCTCTCAGGCTCTTTCACATGCCTTGGGTGTTATGTATAGGGACTCTGACAGAATAACTGTAGTTGACAATACTAACCCATTCATGTACCATAAACACGGTAGAAATTTACTGGGCATCACCCATGGAAACATAAAGGGTATAAATAACCTCCCTGCAATAATGGAAAAGGATAACTTCGGGAATATGTACGATGTGAAGAATAAGTACTGGTACATCGGGCATCGCCACCAAAGAGAGCTACGTTCTTTTCCCGGAGGATACATTGAAACATTTCCGTCAATGTGTAAGGCTGATTCTTGGAGCCATAGAAGTGGGTTTAGATCGCAGCCTGAATTGCATTCGATCGTCATTGACAAAAATGATGGTGAGATTAGCAGAAATATAGTCAGATACTGAGAGGAAGTTATGAGTAATATAGAAAAATTGAAAGCAAGATATGATCTTGTTGAAGAGGTTAGTAAAACTGTAAAGCTGACAAAGAGGGGTAATGAGTGGTTCGGCCTTTGCCCATTCCACTCTGAAGATACACCTTCTTTCAAGGTAAATGGAGCCACAGGAAAATTCCATTGTTTTGGTTGCGGAAAGAAAGGTGATGTCATAGATTGGCTTCGTGATATTGAAGGAAAAGATTTGCTTGCTGGAAATAACGATGACAGCCACAGCAATATGCTTAATGATGCTCTTGAACTATATACAAAAATGCTATTAGCAGGAGGTGCTCAATATAAATACATAAACGATCGTAAAATACCAGATCATATAGTTGATAAATTCCAACTTGGATATGCTCCTAATAGGTGGGATTTTATAGCAACAAGCCTTGGAAGGAGATATAGCCAAGAAGAATTAGTAAAAGAAGGCCTGTGCGTTAAAAGAAATAATGGCAGTGGCGTTTTTGATGCCTTCAGAAACAGGATAGTATTCCCAGTTTTTACAGGAAGAGGCATTTTGGCTGGCTTTAGTTGCAGAACAATTGCAGGAGATGATCCTGCGAAATACTTGAATTCAAAGAAAACAAGTCTATATAAGAAGGACGAATTACTTTATGGGTTGCACCTGGCTAAAAATGCAATCGTAGCAACAAAAACCGCAATTATTGTAGAAGGTAACTTTGACGTGCTCAGTATGCACGCCAAAGGAAAGGTTAATACCGTTTCCCCATGTGGAACTGCATTAACCGAAAAGCATATTAAACAATTGGCAAAAATTACTAATTCTATAACAATTTTGTACGACGGAGACGAGGCCGGGAAAAACGCATCTATAAAATTAGCTGTAATGTGTTTAAATATGGGGTTAAAGTGCAGGATTGCTTCACTTCCATACGGAGAAGACCCAGCAAGTTATATTCAGAAAGGAAATAACATAGACTTGATTTTGTCATCTTCTGTTGGCAGCGTTGATTATCTTTGCAACATGCTGACATTTGATTGCAATTCAGCAGATGACAAGATAAATGCAATTGCAAAGATCGATTCTTTTCTTGCTGAAAATGCGAATAAAGACGTTGCTGAAATAATCAAGGGAGAGTGCAGAAAAATACTTGGCATTGACGCTGTTGAATCCGGAAAGGTAGAATACCCTGAAAGTATAAATGCATTAGATAGGTTCGCGCTTTTCTTCCCAGAATACAGAGAAATCATAAGGCCCCATGCGTCAACAGAGCTGCTTAAGGGTATTTGTCGAGCAACAGCAGAATACGATATTGATGCACGGTTTAGAGGTATAACCGATAAAGAGATTGCAATAGGAAACTGCTTTGCAGAACCTGAATATGAGTTGAAAAGTTTTGCAGATGTAATAGATTTTATATCTGATGATTCAAGCGACTCCAAGACGATAAAGATTCCTCTTGATATAGTGCGTGGAGGTGGGCTGATTGATCTTGGGCTTGACGGGTTGCTGTGCGATGGATTGCCAAAACAATGGCAACTGTCATTGCCTGCTGTATTGGCTACAATTGGGGCTGCTGTATGCCCGTGTATTTCTGCCGCTGGTGTTACTCCAAACCTATACGCCTGTAGAATTGCTACTTCTGGAGGTGGGAAATCTGATATAGACAGGGCCATCCGCGAAGTTCTATTCGATGTGGGGGCTTATGGATTTATCGGGCCAGAAAAATTTGCTTCCGGCAGTGCGATTATCAACACGTTGCAGAAGCAAAATAACATGCTCTCTTTCCTCGACGAAGTAACAGCGTATTTATCATCAAGAAAGGGAGCAGACCGGGAAATGCACGGTATCGTGAAGGATTTTTTAGAACTTTATTGGCAAAGCGGTAGTAAGCTAGGATACAGGAATGTTTACGCTTCTTCGGAAAACAATAAGAGTCTTGACTGGTTTAGTTTTTCATTTGTCGGAAATGCTACCCCCAACTTGCTTGAATATTTAACTCAAGATTCTATAGGTTCTGGCCTTATTGCACGAACTGATATTTTTTGTTTTTTAGATCGACCAAGACCAAGAGGCCTGTGGAAAGGCCCAAACAAGAAACTTGAACAGTTTGCGCAGGGTATTTATCATCTCAACCAGCGGCAAAAGAAAAACGATAAAGGAGTAATTTGCCCTATAGAGCTATCCACGGAGTTAATAGAATCTACTCTCTTACAGGTTGAAGAAATAACACTGGCAAAGGTAGGTGATGATTACAAAAATAATACTGTTCAGGCCCTGTACAACAAGATATTTAAGGCTGCAATCAAATACGCCCTGATTCACCACGCGGCTAACAAGGAGTTGTATAACCTTTACACTCCTATCGAATTAGAAAGTATAGAGTGGGGAATCAAAATAAGCGAAGCTCTTGCTGACTGGAAGGTGAAAAAACTAATACCTTCGATAAATTATGGCGAGTTTGATAATGATTGTCAAGTATTCCTAGATGGCCTTGCTGCTTGCTGGAAAAGAAAGCTCGCCGGGAAAGAAGGTAATCCAACCAAAAAAGGCATTGCCTCAAAAAGAAGGGCAGCCAGAAACTGGCCGCCCCAGAGATGGAGCATGATTATCGAAGCGTTGGTAGATACCGGAGATATCCGCATAGATGGTGATTATATACTTCCGGCAAAGTAGTGTGAATTTACGTCAACTTTCACTTATTTCTAATGGTGCTTTTACATATGCAGTAGAGGCTGCCCCATCCAAATACGCTACCTGATGGATTTTGCAAGTTGCGGTGCTTACAAAATATCTTGTTTGTAAATATAAAGTCCTTGCGCCACTCCATGATGGAATCTTCATTTCGTAGTGTATTTTTTGTTCGCAGACCGTTGGCATCCCCCAAGTCCAGGAGTCAAGTACCTGGGATGCGCTGTTGTACAAACGGAAATGCGCAAAACTGAAGGAACCAGTCCCAAGGCCTACTATGTGAAAAGAAAATTTATAAGTTATGGTTGACGATGGACTTACTGGCGTAAAAGAGTGAGAACTACCTGGAATAGTGACATATGAGCCGGTAAGGTAAAACGGTGATGTTGGCGTGTATATTGACTCTATTTTATTCTGTGTTGGGGCGAGGGCAGTTACAGCCGCCCCAACTGTTGCGTATCCTTGCCGAAATGATGTGTTGGACGATGCGGCTGTTGTTGTCGTATATAACTGGTTATCAAGCTCAGTAAGGCATGTACTTATCTTTCCTGGATATACGTTATAAGCGTCGCCGACCTGTGGTATCTGTGTTACGTAATGAGCCATTTTTATTTATCCTCTAATTCTATTAGTTCTAAACTGCCGGAAACATAAAGACCGGTATTGCCTATCGGTTGAAATTTTATTGTGTCTGAAAATATATTTACGATGTGCTGTTCCTCTTCTGGGTCTATGTATATAAACTTATTTAGTTTTCCGTTGGGAAAAGTGTTTATCCACAATACCAACTCCTTAAACTTATTGGATGCCATAACAGGCCAGGTTAACGAGTATATTTTCCTGCGTTTTTTAGACCTTTCAAAACTGAATTGTGAACCATCCGCTGTAAAAACGCTACCTTGCGTTAGGTCTATTTCAGGGTAATATTTTACAGAGATGTTTTGTTCAAAAAGAAAATCATTTGCTTGGTCTCCATATCTAAAAATAACCTTTGCCATAAATCCCCTTCAATTTCAATCCATACTGTTATATACATTGAATAGTCCATTCAAATATATAATAGTATGGATTGCTTGTAATTTCTTGCTCTATATTGGTTGCGGAGAACATTGTACCACCGATGAATAGGCCAGTTGTATAGATATAGGTTCCCACTGTTGCAGATAACGTAAACTGGCCGAATACCACCAACTCATGGGATGTGTTGTCGGCAGTGGTTGTGTAGTTTTCCGAATTCTTTGTAATTAGAGACCCAGGCAAAGCGGTCATTGTCTGGGTGATTAGTGTATTGTTATTGCCAAATTTTATTGATTGAGCTGTCCCCTGCGTTCCTTTGATTAAATTACCTAAAGTGTTAAGCCCACCATTTACAATCAAGTTGTCCTGTTCTTTCCACTCTAGGGGGTTCCAGAACTTGTCTGTTTGCGAATGCCTAATCCTTCCTTTTATAATCATCGTTTTGTCTTTCCTGTTTATAGATTCAACCATCTATCGCCCCAAATCGAGCCAACACCGCCCCACTCTGGGAATTCGTCAGTTCCCCATCTTCCACCGTTTTCTTCTCCATAAACTTCTATTTCCGCGAGCTGCAAGACCTCAGTTTGCATTCCTACCTGGATGGGACTGCCATTACTAGAGTCGCTCAAAACAAGAGCTTCTTTGCAATTACCACTTCCAACGGTGGAGAAACTTCCACCCGCTGTACAAACTATTTTATATACAGGTTCTCCGGAATTGTAGGTCGGCCTTTCAACTGAATATGAAACAACCTGAGTTGCAAGCATAAAACTTGGAAAAAAGTCAGACCTTATATAAACTATATCACCAACTTCCAACCCAAAACAAGAATACAACTCCTGGAAAGAAACAATCTTGAAGGGTAGGCAATTGCGAGCAAGTTTATAATCAACAGTCAGCTCCGCAAACGCCTGCTGATCTACCATGCTCATTTCAAATGCTCCTTCGTTTTGATATTCTCCTATCTTGTCTATGCTCGTTTGAATTTTTGAGCTGTAACTTCCACTGTATGTTAATGTTGCGTCTGCATCGTATACAGCGGATATACTATTTACAACATCATTTACAGACTGATGTGATACTTCCAAACTGTTTTCTATTCTCGATTTTACACCCTCAAATGGGTTGCCAGAAATATAGCTTACAGGCCTCTGTTCTTTGGGTAAATTGATGAAAAACTTTACTCGCCCAAACGCCTCGTAAATATAGAAGTGGCACTGTTCCATAAGCAAAGCCAAATTCTCGTTAATAGTTTTTTCTCCGAATAAATACCCATTCAGGGAGAAGCTGAGTCCATCATAATAATTCCAGCATGTTGTATATGTTGCCTGGTCAATGTCAACCTTTATTTTTTTTCTTGACATCAACGCCACGGCAGCATCTATCGGGTTGACGTTAGTTCCCTCTGCACCAATCCTAATTCGCATTGCTGTTGGCGGGTCGTATGCTAATAGCCTCGGATAGCCGTAATCAGTTTGGTAATAGGTACAAGACATTACTGCACTTGTTATGTCAACAATTTTATATTCTACTGCCGCACCGGTAGTGTTTGTTGAGCTGACAGTAAAATAGTTTTTTCCACCCGCAAAATCGTTGAATGAAGTTGCTGCGATTGTTTTATTGAAGGTATAATCTCCAGATTGGCTAGAAATTGACCCCTGCGATGTACCAGCCATTGTTACCAATGCTGTACCGTATACTGCTGCCGCTGTTGACGAATATGTATAGTAGTTAAGATAATGGAACAGGCTAGTAATCTTCATAACGTCGCCACCAAATGGTGTATTGTTATTATTTACAACATTCAGTAGTGGATAAAATACATTTTTCGACTGCGCATAATCATTCAGTGAACTAAACGTTTTTGTTACATATCCACTACCGGTCGTATATCCACCTGCTGAAAATGACTGCCCGCCCAATTGACCTTGTATATATCCTTCGTACAAGTCTCCATTTCCATCCCGTTGATAATATAGCGTAGTGCTTACAGACCCGTATCCGTTATAAAAATATGCACCAGATGGTATACTTAGCGAAAAATAGAGACCATTAGCTATGTCAGCTTTTCCAGTTGTAGCATAAATTGTTTGCGATGTTGATATAACATTTCCAACTTTCTTAAAATACTGATTTGGTGTGAAATAATCAATGCCCCATGTTGCCGTCTTGATGGCATAAACTTTCTCGGAGGTTGATGCCCTTTTTACTGTAAAATTAAATGTTATATATCCGCTTTTAAAAACAGAATCTGCCGGTTGTGAAATGTAAAAATTAACTACATCAGCAACTGATCTTGTTCCGGAAACGCTATTGTCATAATAAATATCGCCATTTAGATAGTAGGCATTGTTGTGCATAAATAGATACGTAGAACTAAGTGTACGCACGGTAGTATGGGTAGAGCCTGATGTAAACGCTTTTGATATTGGTCTGTTAGCTGTTACATATATTGTTGTTCCGTCCTTGTATGTATCATACTCACCATCATAATCAATCCATTCACCATCCTCAAAAACCTGAAGAGCCGAAACACTTTGGGCGGGGCCTGGGCCAAAGTCATAGCGAAAGGTTGCTCCTCCATTATAAACTACCGCGCCAGATAGGTGACTCTTTTGCGTTGTCCCGGAAAGATAGACTGTATTAGAGGAGACGTTGCTTACACTTAGCGTCTCGTAATCAATAGTTACTGTTGACGAACCTGCTAAAATAGAGCCGTCACTAACGTTAAACGAGTTTGCTCCGCTAGGGACATTGGCGGTTGTGGTTGTATATTGATCTCCGTCTGTAGTATTTTGTGTGGCAAGTATGTATCCAATATCGCCAATTACAATATTAGAATATTCCCCAGTTTGAGGGTCTAGTACTCCGGTTTTAATTATTTCGGAAGTTAATTTACCAACAGCAGTTAGCTGTATTTCTCGATCTTGTTCTGAATATTCTATCGGGTTCTGGATTAATAGGCTTTCTTCGAGTATATTTTCCCCATCAACTAAGATATAGAAATCTATCTCTATGTTTTCTGGAATGTCTCCTGAGAGTAAGTCAAATATCTGGCCGGAAAGATTGTTTCGTAAAATCCTGAACCTTCTCTCTACCGATGGGACAACATTACCCTTAGCTAGCGATGCAATATCTGAACCAACAGTTGTAGTTCCCCAGTCTGATACACACTGGATGCAGGGATAGCTTTCTTGCGAGTTAAGGCCCCAATAATGCCCCTCCTCTCCCCAGTTAAAACCACCCCAGAAAGAATCAGCAGGGCCAACTGATATTGTTGTCTCAATGTCTGAAATGTATATATCACCAGATTCTGCCTGAATAACTGCATATCTAGTGCAGTTATTACGGGCAATTGCAACTATTTGGTCTTGCGTAAAGCCGGTTTGCATCTTACTCCCCGTTATACATTATGTCGATATATACGCCAATAGCTACAATAAATAACCAACTCCCATTTCCACCGAACGCTAGTGCTAACATGCCAATGCAAGTAAGTGCGGTTCCACTTGAAACTTTCATTGCATTACCCTCTATATTTTAACCTTTGTAGTTCAGCTTTTAAAGCATTGCCGTCTATCTGCTTCGTAGATGTGATGGTAAGGTTGTTGATTGTAATATTAGTCCCACTATCACTATTCATTATACCATTTTTCTTAGTTTTTTTCAAGTCAATAACATATTCATCGCCATGTAATTCAGCTAAAAAACCTCCCCTTCCATCAGTTCCGCCTACCCTTGGGGCATCGCCCGTGTAACCTCCACCCTCAAAAGAATACATTGGCCTCTTTATTTGCGACGGCCCAGTCAAAAAATGCAAGCCACCGTCGTTGTTCCCTCCGCTCCCCCCGCTGTAATTGTTATTACCGGAACTTGGCGTATACGAGCTTGGGAACTTATCACTTACATCTATTTTATTGATAGCCTTGATTTGCTCTCCCAAAGCATCAAGCGATGACTTTAGCGAGTCCACGCGCTCTCTAGCCGCTATAACATTATCTGATAACGACAACGCGCTTTGCCCAGCAAGATCGAAGTGTTTACCCTCTATCGCATCAATAGCGGTTTGCATCTTATCAATATTAGCCTTAGCATCTACCAACTTTTGATCAAACCCTTGGGCCTTAAAAGCTGCTTCGTCGAAAAAAGCGTCGGAACCAGCATCCTTTAGTTGCTTAAGTTTTTCGTCAAGTTCCTTTACCTTGTCGTTTACGGTAGCAGTGGCACTGCTGAATTTTCCAGTACTTTCGTAAGCCTGCATGATTGCATCGCTTACATCCTGCATACCAGATACTCCTGCCTCTGCCGCCTCGTCCCTCAAATCTTTTAGCTCGTCCGTGAGCCACTGCTCTACTAGGGCTGCATCTGTACCGTTATCCTGCATTTCCTGGGCACGCTGGGCAAGTGCTTCGGCTTGGGCTTGATAGTATTGATCTGCTCCAGCACCAGACTCCTCATAGATTTGCTTCAAATCGTTGAGGTGTGTTTTCGCTGCACTAAGTTCGTCTTGCAGTAAGCCTTTTTTCTTTTCCAGGAGAGACACAGCAGCGTCATATTCAGCTTTGGCCTGTTCTTGGTACATCTTAAGTGATTCGTCCCTCTGATCTTCTAAATCGTCATAATAGCTTTTTGCATCGTCTAACTGTTGTTCCCAATATGCTTTTTGCATATCTTTAGCTCTGTCAAGAGCGTCTTCAGCTTCGTCTAGCTGCTTGTCAAGCGCATCCTTCTGTTCATCTAATGCGTCCTTTTGAGCGTCAAGTTGTTCTTTATAAGCATCTTTTCTAGCTTCAGTTTCTTCTTTCCATATTTTTTCCTTGACCTTTTTGATTTCTCTTTCAGCGTCTTTTTCTTCCTGACTCCTCCCGTCATTAATACCCATCATTTTGTTTATTTCGTCTTGATACTTTTCTACGGTATCTGACATTTCGTAGCCAAGACCAGCCCCATTTATTTCGTTTATAACGCCAAGATAAGTAGACTTCATTTTCTCCATCTTATCTAGGTCTTGCTGATAGTTTTTCCTCATATTGCCGAAAGGGTCTAGCGTCGGAGTTTGGTTAAGTTCATCAATAGCCTGTTTCAACCCGTCAAAGCTAGACCTGTCAAAAGATATACCGCCTTCGGATAGATCGGAAAGTTTGTTAGATACCGCCTCTATTCCGCTTTCTGCATCAGATGTATCTGCGGTGACTTTTACCTCCGCTTCGTCTCCATCCAAAGAGGACAGCTTGCTCTTTATGCTTTCAAGTTCTCGCTGTGCAGAGTCAGCGTCTGCTCCGATCTTAGCAACGCTTTCTTCTGAGTCTACGCTAGCCAAGTCGCTTTCAGCTTTAGATAGTTTTTCTTGCAAGTCTCCTATGTCAGCTTTTATAGAAGGCGTTGCGTTCGAAGTGTCTATGGATGATAAATCCGAATAGACCGAGTCTAGCTTTGATTCAACGTCAGATGTGTCTGCGGTAAAAGCTATGTTGTCAACTCCCCCTAACTCCTGGTTAATCTCACTAACTAATCCCGCTGTCTTGCTAGACATATCTCCCGAAAAATTATCGTAGTTAGAGCGGATTGAATCAAGCTGATCAACAACATTTGCGTTCCCAGTATCAAGTGCATCCTTCATCAAGGCGGTAATTTTCTCGTAGACACCCCTGTTAATATCTTCGATTTCAATACCTGCGTCTTGCCACGCTTTGACGCTGTTTTCAATCTCCTGCGCTTCTCCTAGAATAGATGCCCCTGTAGTTGCCCCGGTCATCTTGGAAAAGCTCTGGACAACCAAATCAGCAGTTTTTACTTCCTTCTCGTGCAGCTTCGCTATTTCAGCCTGTGCCCACTTCTCCACATCAACATGACTGATGTTCATTTCCTCATATGTTTTAGCCTGCTCATTGATTTGCTCTTCCTGAATGGCAAAATACTGTTCAGCAGCTCCTCCGCTAGCTTTATATACAGCCTCAACAGCCTTGGCATAGGCAGCCTGTTGTTTCTCATTTTCTTCCTGTTGCGCGTTTAAGTCTGATAGTTTACGTTGCGTATCGTCGATAGCCTTGACAGACGCAGCGGAGGCTTGTTCCCAAGTTAATGCCCCGCTTTTAACCGCTTCCTCCAATTCATCCCATGATGATACAACAACGCCGGTATTGTCGGAAATGTTTTTTAGCGACTTTTCCATCTTGTCGCCAAGTCCAATAGCTTCAGCCTGCACCCCAATAATAGAGTCTTCAACGCCATCATAAGCCGCCGCAGCCTGATTTAGCAAGTCACCTGCACTGCCAAATGCTGTTTTTGTTGCAGCGGCAAACGAATTTGTTGTATCGTCGGTTATTCCTATTTTATCTGTTACATACTCGGCTGCTGCGCCGATATTAGTCAGTACTCCGGCAGCAGCGGTTAGTCCAGCCGCTCCAGTTTTAAGTGTTCCGATTAGGTTGTCAATAGCGGTGTCAAGATAACCAGTTAGAGAAAGAGCCCCTGTAATAGCTGGCTCAAGCTCCTTCATTGCCTTGACGATGCCAGCTTCTATATCCGCTCCTGCTCGGCGAGATGCGCCACCAACGCCAGACTGCATGGTCTCAGCTACTTTAGCACCTGTTCCGTCAACGTTAGCTAGCAGTTCATCATATTTACGGATAGAGTCTCCGCCTCGTTCTAACAGAGAAGACAGTGCAGGCCCGGCGTACATCCCAAATATTTCTAATTTTTCTTTGTCAGTTAGCCCCTTCCGCGCTAATTCGTCGATCATGTCGGCAAGTTTTTTCGTTTTGCCAGTTGAATCGACTGCTGTGAAATTATATTT